CCGTTCGCCGGGGCCAATCAAACCCCCGCGTACCATGGCACGTTCATTCCGGAGATCTGGTCGGGTAAGCTGATCGAGAAGTTTTACTCGGCCACCGTGCTTAGCGCCATCGCCAACACGGACTACGAAGGTGAGATCAAGAACCAGGGCGACGTGGTTCACATCCGCACCAAGCCGACGATCACGATCAGGGATTATCAGGTCAACCAGGACCTGTTGATCGACCGTCCGTCCAGCAACATCGTCGACTTCACCATCGACAAGGCGAAGTACTTCAACGAAGCCCTCGACGACATCATGGAGGTCCAGTCGGACATCAACATGCTGTCGCTCTGGTCGGACGACGCCGCCGAACAGATGAAGATCGTCATCGACACCGACGTGCTCACCACCATCGACGCGGGTATCGTCGCGGCGAACAAGGGTGCCACGGCGGGGCGCATCTCGCTGAACATCAACCTCGGCGCGACCGGCGCGCCCATCGCCATCACGCCGCTGAACATCATCGACAGCATCGTGGACATGGGCACCGTGCTGGACGAGCAGAACATTCCGGAAACGGGACGTTGGCTGGTCATCCCGCCGTGGGTGGCGGCGCTGATCAAGAAGAGTGATCTACGCAACGCGTCCATCTCGGGCGATGGCGTGTCCATGACGCGCAACGGGCGGCTGGGCATGATCGACCGGTTCACCCTCTACTCGTCCAACCTGCTGCCGACGGCGACCGAGGGTGCGACCAACGCGTTCCGCATCTTCGCCGGTCACCCGCACGGTCTGACTTTCGCGAGCCAGATCACCAAGCTGGAGCAGATGCGCTCCGAGCGGTCGTTCTCGACCTTGCTGCGTGGGCTTCAGGTCTACGCGTCAAAGGTCCTGGACGGCATCGCCATCACCGAACTCTACGCCATTCGGGGATAACTTACTCCCGTCGTAAACCGCTGGCTTCGGCCAGCGGTAACGGAGGTTCGCATGGCGAAACGTAAGGGCTACGCCCAAGGCGGCAAGGTCACCACCGGTAACGATGACTTTCGCGGGGACGCGGATATTCGCGGTATTCCCGACACGCCCCGAGGCAGGGCGTTCACGGGCGACGCGGACGTTCGCGGCGTCCCCAACACGCCCACGCCCAGCGGACGAAAGTTCGGCATGGAGAATAAATTCGGTCCCAGCGCGGCACCGGGTTTCGCCAAGGGCGGCAAGGTTAAATTCGAAGGCACGAAAAAGGATATGGCGCAGGACAAGGCAGGTGCCAGGAAAATGGGCGTCTCCCAGAAAGCCTATGAAAACACCGCGCGTGACAAGGCCCAGGACAAGGCCGGTCAGCGCCAGATGTATGGGAAACGCAAATGAAAGCGCCATCCAAGGGCAAATCCAAATTACCCAATTTGGGCATCAGCAAAGCCAAATCGGCGGGGCCCAAACTGCCCACCAATGTCGCGCCACCACCCATGCCTTCGGGGGGACCCCCCACTCTGGCGTCCGGAGGACCGGGGGCTCCCAGCGCGTCTGGGGTCCCCGGAGGTCCCGCCGCTCCCGCCGGGCTGGACCCAACCGGCCTGGGCATGCGCCGGGGCGGCAAGGTGAAGAAAACGATGCCGGTGCGGAAGAAACGCTGATGCGGAAGCCGGTGCGCAAACGTCGGGGTTACGCCGAGGGCGGCTACGTGGACTGGAGCACCGACCCCGACCACTCGGACGATCCGAACGCGAAACGGCTGAGCAGCGACAGCGAGGGTAAGAGCGTCATGAGCGGTTTCACATCCGTGTTGGGCATGGGGATGAAAGCAGGCATGGCCAAAGGCGGTAAGGTGAAAAAAGTAGCTCCCATCAAGAGGAAACGCTGATGGCCAAGAAGCCACCCTCGAAACGTATGCGTGGATATGACTACGGCGGGCAGGTGTTGAGCCCCAACAGCCTGGGCAACTCCATATCCAGTGGTTTCAAATCCGGCACGGACCTCGCCAAAGCCTATAACGAGGCGGAAGACGCTTCCAAGAAGGCCAACAAGGACAAACCGCCTGATAAGAACAGCAACACTTCCAACCCCACGCTTCCGACGGCCAGCAACGACTACATCAGGGGCGTGACCGGGGGCGTGCCCGTCATGGCCGGTGGCGGCAACGCGCGCGGCGGCAAGATCAAACAGGTGGCTGGCAAGCCCATCGGCAAGGACGACGGGCTGATACCCGCGCAAAGAGGCGAGTGGGTGATCCGCAAATCGGCGGTCAAGAAACTGGGCAACGCGGCGATGAGCCAGATCAACAAAGGTAAGATCCCACCGAGGAAGGGCCGCTGATGAAGAAGCCCGTCGCCAAACGTAAGCGTCGCGGGTTCGCCCAGGGCGGGCTCGTCGATGACGGCGGCATGGACGTGGACAAGGCGGCGGACAAATACCGGGCCTTGCAACCCACCTGGCACGACAACCTGAATTTCAAGCGGGGGACCAGGGATACCAACGACGCCATGGTGGCGTCCGGTACGGCTGGTACGACACGGAGCCGGATGAAGGAACTGGATGTGTCTCCCCAGGCTATTGACCGACCCAGTGAAATTGGGTTGGCCAGGGGCGGCAGGGTGAAGAAAACCATTCCGGTCAAGAGGAAACGTCGCTGATGTCCACGACGCTGGGACGCACCTGGGGCAGCCTGATCAACGAGGCCCGCACGATGCTGCAGGATAAGATCGGCACGTCCGGCGGCGCGCTCAGATACACCGACGACGAGATGTTCGAAGCCATCAACAGCATGTTGGCCGAGGTGCGCACCAAGCGCCCCGACCTGTTCCTGCCCATCGGGTTGCGCAAGCCGCTGGCGTTCTACACCGCCGCCCAGGACATGGGCACCGCGTTCCCGCTGGACACCAGCGTTTATTCCGCTTTCGTATATTATCTCGTTGGCCGGGCGGAACTACGCGAGGATACGTTCTCCGACGACTCGCGCGCCGTCAGCATGATGAACAAGGCGGTCAGTCAACTTCTCACCATCCAAAGCTAGGGACAGCGCATGAGCGGCAGCATTACCGGATCGACTCCTAACTGGGTCGCTGGTTACGTCCCCCCGGCGGGCGAGTGGAACTACTGGTGGGCGAAGAAGATGGACGCGGACAGTTCCGACTTCGCGGGCGGGCCGTTCATGTCCCTGGCCGGGGGGCAGATGACGGGGCCCTTGTTGTTGATCCCAGGAGCGCCCATCGACCCGAAAGAGGCGGTCAACAAGGCTTACGTGGACTCGTTGACGTTCGCCGCCGGTCCGTTCATGCCGCAGACAGGCGGCACGTTCTCCGGTCCGGTCATCATGACCAGTTCGCTTACCCTGGCGGGCAATCCGGTCAATCCGTTGGACGCCGCGCCGCGCCAGTACGTGGACGCCGCCACCAGTCAGGCCAACAACGCGCTGAACATAGCCAACGCCGCCGTGCGCCGCGCGGGCGACACGATGACGGGCTTGCTCACGCTGTCGTCCGATCCGGTCGCCGCCAACAACGCCGCCACCAAGTCCTACGCCGACTCGAAAGTGGCCAAAGCCGGGGACACGATGACCGGCCAGCTTACCCTGAACAGCAACCTCGTTCTCACCGGGGGCGGGAATTTATACAACGGCGGGAATTTATACGTTAACGGTTTCAACAGCTGGGAGTGGAGCTTCTCCGTCGGCGGCAACGGAGATCACTACCAGACCTACCGCACGGGTTATTACGACATGTGGGCTTCCGCCACCGGTACGCGGATCTGGGTGTCCGGCAACAGCACCGGGATGGTCCTCGACCCCTCGGGCAACCTGGGTGTCAAAGCCGGGATATCCGCCACGGGTTTCACGGGTGCCAACATCTCCCTCTCCGGGGGCATATCCATCGCGGGAACCGCCGATCTCCCCGCGCTCAACGTGAGCGGCTACGCGATCTACAACAACGGCAACCAGACCGTCGATCATGGTCAGGGCTGGCAGGATCTGTGGCGTCCCTCCGACGGGGCGCGTATCTGGCTCGGCAACGGCATCGTGCAGATGGTGTTGAACAATGCCGGGGACCTCGGTGTCCACGGCGCTGTCACCGGTAACGTGGTATCCGGGTCGGCGTGGGTTTCCGGCGGGGCTTTATACGCCGCCGGTAACAACATCGTCCTGGCCGAGAACGCCGACGCGCGCACCCATCAATACCAAACCAGTTGGTACTGGCAATGGTTGCGTAACAATGGTGACCTGCGCTGGGTCATTTCGCAAAACGGCGAGAAAGTATTTTGGAACATGCGCATGTCGGACCATGCCTGTTTCAACGAACTGGGCCGGACTGGCGGGTATGGGCCTTATTGGGATCTTTCCGACGTGCGCTCCAAGGCGGACATCGTGCCCGCCACATGCGGGCTGGCGGAAATCCTGCGTATCGAGCCCATCGAGTTCAGCCGCGTCAATCCCGACGGTAGTAACAAATCGCGCGACATCGGGTTCTCCGCGCAAGCCCTGCGCGAAGTCATTCCGCTGGCGGTCAGTCCCATGGGTATTAAACTCCCCGATGGTTCCGGCGGGCTGGATACCGACGAGCCGTCCCTGGGTATCGTGACGGAGCCGATCATCGCGGCGCTGGTGAACGGCATGAAGGAACTGGCGTCCGAGATCGCGGCGCTGAAGGCCGCTCGGTGACCCCAGGCCGGATGCCCTTGTCGCTCTACCGAGGCGATACCTACCGCTGGCATTTCCGGCTGTGGTTGGATACCGA